CACGATCATTATGTGTAACTTGAATTTGTACCTTAAAATGAAAGATGTGTCTATGAGCCACACCTAAAAAACTTACGTCATCCCAGCCACCTGTTGCTAGTGCTGGATCGTCTTTTGCCGCAGGATAAAGATGGATACCTTCTTTACGGAATGTTACCCAAATACTACGTTTTGCATTTTCTAATCTGTGTGAAATACTCAATTTTTTATCTTCCTGTCGCATTTTCCAAAGCATCCAATCATAATAACGCTTAGGTTCTTTGTCTCTACTCATTTACTATAGTACCATTTTCAATACTTGTCAACTCGATAATTTCATCAGATCCATAATTAGACCAGTCAGTAAATTTTTTCCTATCCATTAAGTCGTGTAAACTATGACACCAAACACCTGGATTAGTTGCCTTAAAATCTTTATCATCAATTTTCAACATAGTGTTATAATTCCATAGTTTGATATATGGAATAGGAACTCTTAGTTGCGGAATAAAATTTTCGTATTCTGTTAAACCACTTTCTAGAAATGCTTCTGCAAGTGCAATAGGAATATCTAAACTGCAATAATAGTCTTCATTTAGACAATCCTTGATCATTGATTCCCACCATTCCCAGTCTTCATCTGTATCAGGATTAAAACTATGATTAGCACCAAAAAACAAATGCTTAATTTTATTCAAATTAGCAATGCCCTTGATTTCTTCTAAAGGCTGTTTGCCTGTAATAAACAAAGTTTTTAAACCAAATGCAGGTGTACGTTCTACTTCGTTACCAATGAAGTAAACAGCATCATCTGCTGAACCTGTAGCATAATCTCTATTCATTAATATTGAGCCTCCCATTCGTTGCCGCCGTTACCATATTGAAGAACTTCTACTTTTTTAACACGATCATATCTAAAACTTCTAAAACCGTTTGATTCAATAGCCCATACAACAACATTTTTTTCATGTTTTTGTGTTGTATCTTTCTTTGGGTCTGGAAAGAAAGACGGCATAAGAGTACAAGGCATCACTCTTTCAGTGCCGTCTAATTTGTTAAAAGTTACTTCAACTACTTCTTTTTCTAATAGCGCAACTAATTCATCTTTTGTAGGAATACCCTTTAGGGCTGCTACTGTTTCTTCAACTTTTGCCATTTTTAACCTTATACATCTCGTTCCAAATGTCCCAACGTTTTTTATTGTACTCATTTATTTGTTCATTAGTATAATTGTTTTTATGCATACTGTCAATGATTTTTTCAATTTCTTCTAAAGCCATTTCTAATGCTTCTAATCTAAGTTCTTTTTCCGAGCGCAATGATATTCTCCAGTCTGTGTATTTCGTCTTTATACCAAAGTTTTTTTGTTTTTAATTTCCTAATTGCGTCATCTACAATGTATGATTTTTCAAGTTCAATAATTTCTTCATCTAGTTTTCTGTGCTTTCTTTTCAGTTCGACTAAATGTTCTTCATGTCCCATCATTACAATTCCTCGAATAGATTGTTAAATTGCGTTTGAGCATTTACAATACGCTTGCCTGTATTGCCTCTAGTACCTATAATACTATCCCAGTATCTAGAAAATTCTAAAATGACAGCCTCGGCTTTTTGTCTGTCATCAGTTTCAAAAATTGCATCAACAACATCTCTAAACGCAATTCTATCAAATTTTTCTTGTATCAACATATTAGGAATAATACCTGCGTCATATTGACGGTTTGCTTCTTGTACAGCATTAATGTGCATCCATACATTGTGACCCATCATAATTGCATACGAGAAACTATCCCATGAAGTTTTTCCTTCTTTACCGATCTTATTTAGATCGCCCGGACCGTATATACAAATTTCTTTTGCTTGTAGTCCTGTTGTTATAGGCGAATCTAAGAAACTAGGATGTTTTCCTTCTCTAACAAAAGCTTGTCCAAAAGCAGTTGTATCATTTGCAAGTGCTTTGTCGTCGATACTAGGTACCATTCTATATACCCACTTGCTTCTATCTTCTGTTTCTAGTTCACAGTAAATCTGTCCATTAGCAGTTGCAAGGAAAGGCGAAGCACAATCAAATGTAATAGTAAAGTTTTCGTTATGATATTTGCGCACTGCTCTTTGAATGTCAGTGAGCAGTGTAGCCCACTCTAGTTTTGAAGTTCCTAAGAAGTGCATGAAATCATGTTTGCCTTTTTCAAGCAATCCGTCAAAACGTAACGCAACAACACGTTTAAGTGCTAGGTGTACATCGCACATATTTTGTCCACCCATTGACCATCCGTTGAAATGATCTTCATATTTTTTAGGATCACAGTAGTCTTTCATTTGATCGTACCAGTCATCTGCGTCTGCATGATTCTCGCCTTGTAGTACGTTCAAAAACTTACAAGCACCTGTACGATGCTTCATCCAGTAGTCATTATTAATACGTGTTGCTTTAACTGCTTCTTGGTAAGTTGAAATGCCAGTTGCTTTTGCACCTGCAGGCGAACGTGCAACCCATGCCGGAATATCAAGGATCATACCGTAGTCCATATAAGCATCCATCCAACGCAGTACGCCATCACGTTTCTTTTGTGCCTTTGGACAGTTTGGATCTTTCCAGTCACCTTCCCAAACACCCTTACCAATCTGGAAGCCACCTGAGTCGCCAAGTAGCCAAGTGTTTGCTCTGTCTCTGTTACGCACCATATCTTCCTTAGGTGCATGTTTTGTAGTATCTAAGTCAGCATGTCCTGCTGAGTATAATGTCCACTTATATTGAAACTGTCCTTGATCTTTATTTAGATAGTTAAGACTTTCAACACCATTATTTAAATTACTAGGTATTCTAGCAGGGTCGACATAGTTTTCAAAACGCTGTTTGCCTACGTAAGTAGCATAAAAGCCACTCAACGCGGGCAGAAAAACAGCATAGTCATTTTGTGTTGCAGTTAAATTTGTATTCATTATTTACTTTGTGCTGGCAGGATATAGTCATACTTGGCCATACCACTGTCTACTGTAATCATCATAGCACCTTGATCTGTGATGCTAATTTTCTTATCGCCATCTAGCCCTAAAATAGAAATAGTTTGCGCAACTGGCCATGCCCAAGTATGTTGTAAGTTTCCGCCAACATCATGTTGGAATGTAAACTTACCCGCATGTGTATTCAAGTCACCAAAGTAAAAATTAAGATTTCCATCTTCTGTCTTAACTTGGAATACAGGTTCTTCTGAATGAGCACCGGCCATTAGTTTCATACGTGCAATTGCTGCAACACTTGGTTGAAATTCTACATCCCATGTGCTACCTTTAAATTTTACACTTTTTAGTTTTTCTTCAATAATCGCTTTGTTCATAAAGCGATAATCATTTTGGAAGTCTCCACCTTCATTTTCAAAATGAATGTGTGTTGGAATAGTTTCACCATTCCGATCTTCTTGCACTACGTCAATTTTTGCTTTATCTTGATATTCTGGGTTCTTCAAATGATATGCAAGTTTGTTAAGATCTGGCATACCAAATGTACCTACAAATTCTGACACTGGCGAATGTGTTGTAGCACTAAGTACAACACTTCTATCTTCCGCCATACTTTCAATACTTGTCTCTTGTTCTGCTACAACTTTTAATGTTGTAATAAAGCCGAGACTATGTGTGTGCGACACAACATCTTGTAAGATATCTTTCATACTGTTTCTCCATTGTTAAGTTCTATTATATTGCCTAGTGTGTTGTTTGTCAATAGTTTTTCTATCGAGTATTTAGGTTTAAAGCCTAATGTTTTAATTTTTTCCATATTTGCACAAGTCCATTGTCTTTCATTTGGGGTATTTAGACGGATGGGCAAATCTTCTGCAAAGTCACGGACACGAAAAGGATGTCCTGTACCTATATCAATTTCTCCTTTATACTTGCTATTCATGCACAATTCTATTGCATCACATACATCTTCAATATGTATAAAATCTCTATAATGATTTGTAACATATTCAAGTTCTCCGTCTAGATACTTTTGCATAAACATTCCTTTGCGTGGAATATCTGAATACACTGTATGAAATCTCATGCATAGTGTATTTGAATAACATGATGCTGCTTCTTCTACAATATATTTGCTGGCTGCATATGGATTTAGATGTGGTTCATATGCTGAACTAGAACTTGCAATCAACATACGTGTATCTGGATAGCGTTCTAAAAGTCTTTTGGTAACTTCTACATTATTTTGCCAATAGCCTGCAGGATCATTCATTGATTCACGAACACCACTTTTTCCTGCTAGGTGTATAATTAAATCAAATTCTTCTTTCAATTCACAAGTTGTCAGATCTTGACTGTTGTTAAGTTTGTCTCTATCCCAACCGTCCTTAAGATCAAACCCTACAACACTATGTTTTTTTGTAAGTCTTTTTAGTAAATGACTTCCAATAAAGCCTCTATGGCCTGTTAACATAACTTTCATTTAAGATCTCCATTGTATCCTTCCAGTCTTTGACATGATAGGATTTACCATTGCCTCTTTTGGCAATTGCAGTTGATAATGGTTCGTCATTACCACCAGGTTCTTGTTTATCGCCAAAAAAGATTAGTTTGTCATGGTCGTTAAAATCATTAATAATTTGTGATTTGTCACAACCTGTAGGATAGATATCAATACCTGTTTCTCCTCCTACTTTTGCTGTAATGTTTTCAAATTCTGTGTTAATTTGATAAGCAATACTTTCACGTTCTCTACTTTCGAGATCGTGTTTAATATATAATTTACGTTCGCCTAGTGTGCAATTACGCCCTACAATTGAAAAGTTTACACAACCTGGACGTACTTCGATATGGTTTCCTGTGCGTAAAGGAAAATTACTTGCTTGTAGCCATCCATTCATTAAATCCATAAGTTCTTTTGGTGCCGTCCAGTCGTTAGTTTTTACATTTACACCGTGACTCCAAACATCATTACCAGAACAATTATAAACAACTTTTGCTGTGTTAAACAAAACATTTCCAATTTGTTCAACTGTTTTATCTTTGTCACTACCGGTAATCAGATAAACATCGTTAGTTGTTACAAAATCAAAAAAGAATTTGTTAAACTCAGGATCAATAGTTTGTCTACTAGGAGTTAGTGTTCCGTCGACATCAAAAATAAACTTATTCATTTATGCATACCGCCTTTTCTCCTTCTGTAAACAATGCTTCAAGAACTGCTGCATTTATACTGCATTGCTGCTGTGTATTATACTCGTTAAATTTTGTAACTTTATATTCATCAATATCTACAAGTGAACTAATTATCAATAGTGTCCACATCATCTTTTTCCTCTCTTATTATAAAGTGTACTTTTACAATACCTTTCTTTTCTTTTTTGATATAAAATTCTAACCCATTCTCTATAAAAATTTTTCTAAGTTCATTAAGTGTTGGATCGGTATCTCGTATCATCCTTGTTGCGCCTTATGCATTTGATTCCCTTTCGCATACTCGTTTTCTTAAATCGCTGCTTGAGAAGCGGTGATCTCTTTTGTTGAAATGTAGCTGGATACCCCGCTTCTTGCAAATATCCTTGCCAGTAAAATCCTTTTCACGATACTCTTCACCTAGTATTCTAACATCAATATGATACATTGTCAAGATATCTTCTAGGTCCTGTTCAGTTGCATAAGGAATTATTTCATCTACATAACTCACTCCTTTGAGTTGTGTATAACGTTCCACTATAGTTTGTACAGGTGGATTCTTCTCTGGCCTATCTACACTGGGATCCATTTGCAATCCGCATATAAGATAGTCACATTGTTCTTTTGCTTCACGTAGCATTTGTACATGTCCTGCATGTAACAAATCAAATGTTGAACAAGTAAATCCTACTTTCATTCGTACCAATGCCTCCTTTTTCTATTAAAACCCATTTCTTCATCATACTTTTTTATTGCATGATTTATTATTGTCCATTTTACCCAACTTTCCCAACAGTGATCATTATTTCTAAATATTATATTAATAATATACACTAGATTTATTTTATTGTCACGTTTTCTTTGCCAGTTCCTTGCACTAAATGTTTGGTTAATTCTGCCTCCAAGTATAACATTTATAAAAATACTAAATGCTATAGAAAGTCTTTTAAGATACTTCTTCATTGCTCCCTAAAAGTTTATCGTCATTATTTGCTAACATGTTATCTTTAATATCATAAATCTGTTCATGTTTAATCATAGTTATTATAGTATTAGTTAGGTCGACTTCTCTACGCAAGTATCCAATCTTAGTTTGTAATTTTTGTAGTTCTTCCAAATAATACTCTAATTCTTTTTCTTTGCGTAACTTTTGTTCTATAAAGTCTGTGATAAGAATAAGTTTTTGTTCTTCACTCATTTAATAAAGTACTCCATTTTTTTAATTTTTCACGTTTTTTGTTGGAACGTTCAGCAACTTCAACATGAGTAACAATTCCATGATCAATCATAAGTTCGATCATACACTGCACATCGCCAATTTCTTCCATCAATTTAACACGCTGATCTTCTTCAATTAATTTAGTTGTAGCGTATTTCCGCATAATCTTACTACAACGTTGTGTAAGTTCTCCACATTCTTCCATAGTAATTGTCATTAGTTGTTGTAATTTGTTAATAGGACTTTCCATATTATACTCCAAATTCAAATAGACTGTTAAATGTAGTGTGCTGTTTTGTATCTTCTAGTGGATAGTTTAGCACACCGATTAAATTGTCTAGTTTGTTGTCAATAATAGTTTCTGCCATTGCTGCATCATCAAATGGCAAGTCTTTAAACCATTCTGGGATACGCAATTCGTCTGTTGGATACGCAACACTTGTATAACCTAGCGGATTCTGTTTTAATTTGCATACGATAACCTTCATACCATCTACAATTTCCTGCGAATACTTGTCGCCATTCATACGTTTAAGTGTATTCCAATTAATACTTGCTCTCACATGTCCGGGCATGTTTGCTTTGCCTTGCTTTTCTTCAAGACGCTGATAGTGTCCGATCTTGTTTGCACGTTTAGGAGCACCCTTTTCCCATCCTGGACGTTCTGAAAATTCTTTTCTAAATTCAGTAATACGATCAAGAATTTCTTTTTGAGTTTTTTCTTGAAGTACCATCATAAGAATTTCTTTCAAAAAATCTTGCATGTATACCGGAGTATCTGATCTACGCAAATCTAAGCCCATTGCTTTTACTTTGCCCGGCTTGCCATCTGTGTCGCTTCTAAAGCCTTCTACGTCATACACAAGTGCTGCGTAACGCTTCTTAGTAATATATAAGCCAGACTCTGCAACAATTTCTCTACCTGCTGCAATAACGTCTGAGCGGCTCTTAGGGCAATGGAATGCTTGCATCATAAAATCTGGAAACGTTGCATTTGCTGCTTCGCACACTTGATCATACAGTGTAATTACATTGTCTTTGCTCCAAGGAATATTACCCGCATCAATTTCTTTACGTAGTGTTGGATATGCACTAAAGTAACAAGAGTCAGTATCACCATATATCATTGCTTCGCCGACATGATCATATTCACCTGTAATTACTTTGTTTACTTCTGCACTCATGTGCTTAACAATAGTACGACCAGTAAGGGTAGTTGATTGGCCAATACGTTTATCAAAGAATCTACAACCTGGATTCAAAATAGCACCGTACAAACTATTCAAGTTAATTTTTTTAACAAGTTGTCGTTTATCCCAGTATTCAATTTCTGCTTCGTTTTCTGCTTCTTTTGCTTTCTTAAGCATCTTTTGCATATCTTTGCGTTCTGCATACCAACGCTTTAGGATACCAGGAATAACGCCTTCAAACTCTGTAGTAAAAATAGTACCGTTTGAACTTAGCATCCAAGGCATGTTTGAATCAAAAACAAGTTTATGTATTTCAGCAGCACTTAATACATCTGAACGACCATCTTCCCAATCAACTGTTAGTGCAACATCTTTACGTTGATCCATGACTGCTTCATATTCTTCTGTACTAAAGCGACCTTCCCAACTACCTGCAAATGACTTTTTCTTTAGCCCCATATCTTCAGTAACACGAGCTTCACTTATTTCTGGACGTATTTGCCCTATGATAGTTTCTGGAGCCATGTTCAATGCACGAATCACACTTGGATACAGACTGTTTAAGTCCATTGAGCCAATCCATTTGTGTACACCTTTTTTAGGAAACGCAACATACGCACCTGCTGCCTGTGTGTTTTCGTCATCACGTTTTGGACGATTAGGAACACGTAGATCTCTGTTGTGTGCTTCGTTAATAATGCCTTGTTCTGTAACAGCAACCGCACCCATAGTTGTTTGCAGTAGCACAGTGTTTTCGTGTGCAACTGTGTTGCTTAGATCGATAAAACGTAATTTCTTATCTAGTTTGTCAAGTAGTGCAACGTCTTGTCTATTATATTCGATAAATGTTTCAAAGTCTTGATTATACAATTGATCAAGTGTACCTTCATAAACAGTTTTGTTTTCGCCTACTTCAATTTCACCAATTGCATCTAGTCGATAAGTGTGTCTTTCTTCATATGTGTACTTGCGATACAGTTCAAGACTGTCTAAATGCACACGACCTACAAAGTCATATGTTTCTGACGTTTTACCAAATTTTTCATATTCACGCTTCTTGGGCATTTGCCCCCAAAGACAAAAGCGTCTGCAATCGTCATTACTTAATACACGTTTGATTCTATTTACAGTATAAGGAACATCATAGCCTTCTGAGTTCCAACCACTTTGTACATCTGCATCTTCAAGTAAATCCAAAAAAGTTAGCAACATCTGACGTTCGCCGTCACCGTCTTTGTCGTTAGTGAAAAGTATTACTTCGTCTCCCCAACGTTCTTTACACATAGCAACAGCATCTTCATGCTTCATACCTTTAGGCGGAACAGCAAGTGTAATTAGCGCACTGTCTAGCCACTGTAAACATACAGTGATAGCAGTGATCGGCATAAACGGATCTTCTACCGGAGCAAAGCCTCGCTCTGGATCAAAGTCAGTCTCAATATCCCAAAATGCAATGTTTAGTTTAGGTGCGTCTTGGTTAAGATAGTTTTCACTGAGACATTGGAAGATTGGATTAATGTCGCTTTCAAACAAGTTCTTGCCTTTGTTAATAGCAACTTCTTTTCGAAAGTCTTTTGTGTTTTTACACACAATACGTGTAAGAGGATCTCCATAAACACTTTTGTATTTGCCTCTTTGATCTTCATAATAAAATGTATATTTTGCTTGATATTCGTGGAAATGTCGCTTTCCATCTTTGCGTTCTACAACACGAATGATATCTTGATCACGGTCAAAGAATGCATCTACATAACTCATTTATTCTCCTTCGTTGTTTCTGGCCAACGGACCTTCTACATGCTCGTAATGTGAGCGACTCATTATTATATATTACAGCAAGAATAATTGCACCATTGCTATTGAGTTCATTACAACGAACCATGCACATAATACTATTGCAAATGCTGCTTTACGAATTACAGTGCTAATAACTCCAAGTATACTTCCGATTAAATACATCGGAATAAAAATCTCTGTTGCTGGATCTAACACTGTAAATGTAAGTACAGCACTTGCAGAAATTAAAATTAATGTTTCTGCCATTTCGCAATAAAATGCTAGTGGAGAAAGTCTATAACTTTCTTTACAGAAATCAATTATAGATTTAATCATTTATCTTTACCAACAGTAACAACAAGTGTTTCGAGATCTTCAAACTCGTCTTGGTGTTTATCCCAATCTCCTTTTTGTGCAACTTTAATTGCCTTGTTGATTAAACTTGGCTTAATGTTAAGTTCTTCTGCTACTGCTTTTACTGTGTCTTTTAAACCTGCTTGTAAGTCTTCAATTTCTTGAAGCACAGTCACACCTTCATTAACTAGGCGTTCTAGTTTTTGCTTTTCTTCAGAACCATATACTCGATCACTCATAAGACTTCTCCTTTATTTGTATTATACAGTTTATAAGGAAAAAGTCAAGAGGTAATTACCACTTTAATGATGTTCTTTTTTTGTAATCTTGTTGAGCACGGATGGCATTTATACATCGAAGGATTCTATTTTTCTTTTCACCAGGACGATGATAGTTATTTTTTTGTTCCCAAGTTTTGTCTCTTTCGAGTTCTTTGGCAAATTGCTCGCCTAATAGTTTTTCTAAATACGTCAAGTCGTCGTTACTAAGTTCTTGTATCTTCTTTGAAACCATTTTGTCTGTCTTTCCATGCTTGTTCAAACTGTTCACTGTAGTCATACAAAGGAGCGCCATCGGCACCATCATACCAAAGGCGTTTGAAATAACCTTCAGCACTTTGTACAACTGTTTCAGGGGATGCGTCAAGATGACCCTTGACCATGTAAAATAATCTGTATTCTTCTTTGAGATCATTTCTTAACATACTGTATTTACATATTTGTTACAATAGAGCGCTAACATAGTATTTTATTCAATCTGTTTTGTTGTATATGTTTAATTTCATTTTCCGGCATTCTAGCAATGACATCCAAATAAAATTGCGGAACAAGTGATTTATTTTTAATAATGTTATATACTAAATTTTTATTGTAGTCAATCTCTTTTTGATCAATTTCTTTAGGAAAATTTTCAATACTTTCTATAAAAAGATCAACCCTGTTGTCAACATCTTCGTCATATCTATAATCTACTCCAGTGTATGGTTTGAATCCTAGAGATTGTAAAAATTTATTGAATCCTGGTGCAGCAAATGTAATGAAAGGTTTGCTACAAAGTAAAGGTCTAACGGTCTTTTCTGTAATAAAAATTCTCTCTACAGATGTTTCTAATACAACATCAAATCTTGATCTTAAATATTGCATAGGTAAACTATATTGCTTATCGATATCTGTCCATCCTTTATGAAAAGTTAGAAATGCATTATTATGCAAATTTTTACTTTTTATTTTGTCTATAATTTCGATTCTATGTGGCCTTGCTATATTATTCATGCAAGCAAAATTATATTTTATTGGTTGTTTAGAAATTCTATCTACCAATCGATAGGCTGTGTAATTAAACCAATATGTTGGCCAATAGTATATATTCATATTTTTTATAGGATATAATTTTGTATAATCGTACCCAGGTGCAGATCCTAATACAATATATACTTCTATGTTATTATCATTAATTATTTGGCAACAGTTTTTATATTCTAACCAACATTGATCCTCATGTTGGGCAAATATTACAATATGCTTTGGCAACTTTTTATTGTTAAGTAGGTATACAATCCTATCAATATCAAAGTCGTGCCAAACATCAAAAAACCATGTCAATACAAGTACCTCTGAATTTATCTAAATGTTTTTGGTAACTCATGCCTTGTTCAAAGTGTTTTATATTACGTTCTCGAGTAACTGCCGGTAAGCTTCTTTTAAGATCTTTATACACATCGCATAAGTCTATATAAATTTGTTTATGATCATCAGGTGCATGACACGGTGCAAATTCTTTAGGACTGTTCACAGGATAAACTTCCCATCTTTCAAAATTATTTGACATAATCCATTCACCTAGTGATTCCATATGTTTTACGTTAATCCAACTTACAGTTGTACAGACATCACTTGTACCAATTTGTTGTGCTTTTGCAATGTTTTTTATAATTTTATCCCAATTGCTAGGATACCTAATATATTCATTTATTTCTTTATAACCGTCAATGCTAAAATGCCACTCCACATCAAATTTTTCTAAAATTGAAAGTAGTTTAGTGGGTAAATTGTTTCCGTTTGTAGTTATACGTAAACTAGGTTTGCTATCATATACTAAAAGATATTCGCAAAACTTTTGAAGGTAATTGTTTACAGTTGGTTCTCCACCTGTGAAACGTATTTCATCTCTATCGTGTAAAAATTCAGCAAGTTTTTGTAAATTGTTTTCGTCTTCATACCATACATCAAACGAATACTTGTGTCTTTGTATTAGTTTATGTTGTATACCTTGGCTATCTAGTTTTGTAAGTTCTGCATCTATAAGACTGCTGTTCACAGGACCGCACATTGAACACGAAAGATTACATTTGTTTCCAAATTTTATTTCAGCGTCTTTACGATTGTTTCTATACTTTCTTTCGCTTTGCAATCGTAAACTTTCAAAGCCGTAAGATTCTTCTTCTTTACAATCTCTACATCCTTCGGGAAATATTCCATTATCAAGATCTTTCTTAACACTTGCTAAAAAGTCACTGTCTTTGTATTTTTCAATATCTGAAACTTTTACAAGATCTTTTCTGTCGCGGTCGTCCCAATTACAGCAAGGGCGTAAATTACCCAAAGTATCCATGCTGATGTGATTATCTAGCCATTTACACTTCTTCGGAGAGTTCGAAGAGTTTGTCAATTTCTCTGACTTTTCCACAGGATTTTCCGCACTGGACCCAGCATTGACTGATTGATTTTGATTGCCAACTGTCTGAATAAACTGCAAGTACGCCTCCGTCTATAATTTGATCAAGTCTATGATGATGTAAATTGTTAGCATCACCTAGTGCTTTTTGTAGTGTTTGCATTTCTCTTGCTTCAGGAACATATCTAGGACCTTGCATTTTATTTCCTATAAAGCAACAAGGATGAACTCTTCCCAATGCATCTATATATAGTTCAACCATTGGTTCTTCATGGTATGGATATGGCAAAGTTCTAAAACTATTACAGGCAATAACGCCTTCTTCTTTAACAGGTTCTGGCAAATCTGCTTCCCAACCTAATGGAGCAGGTGTATAATGGTCATGTCCGTAATCAGTAGCATGTTCTAACACATATTCTAAGTTATAGTCTTTGTCGTATGCAGGCATACCTGTTCCATCTACACCAAATGGATTTTTTAACACAAAATTGATACCATTTTCTTCTGCAATTTTTCTACTGAGTTCAACTTGATGTTTGTTGTGTTTAAATTGTAAAAAGTCCCAATCAGTATGCGCACCTGTATATGCATAGGCAATCATGTTATTCCATGCTTTATCCCAAATAACATTTCTTCTGTATATATGGTTAGTATCTTCTAAGCCGTCTATACTAAATGTAATTTTACGCATTGGTTTTGGATCTAAACCATTTGTTGTTTCTATAAACAGTTCTCCTATTGCACGGAAATGATCCGGAGTACGCAAACCACCATTTGTGTTAATTTGTATAGTTGCTATACTGTTAGAGCATATATAATCTAATATATCATATATGTCATTACAGGCCAATGGATCTCCATGTGTTCCGCAAAATATCCAACTTTTAGATTTTTGTACAAGATCTAGTGGAAACCATCTTTTAAACAAATCAATTGTAATATCAGTCTGCACAACTTCCGGATCGACATTAGTGCTATTACGTAAGAATCTTGGACAGCCTGGACACGCTGCGTTACAACGTGTACTTAATTCTACGTGGAAAGCATTTAAATCGTTATAATTCCATGCATTATACTTCATATAGTATTTATCATAAAGTGCGTATATTATGAAAACGCTAAATGACTATCTAAAGTAATGTGTTCAAAGCCTTGTAGTTCTTGTTTATAGGAATACAAATCTCCCAGTATCAAATAATTTAATCCTTGATCTCGAAAATAAGCACATTCGCTACGCAAGGATCTGTATCCTAATTTTAATTTTGGTGTTTTATAATTCCATGCAAATTGATCGGCATGTGCTGTGCTCTTACTAGGATAAACCATATAGCAACTCCATGCTGCTAGTTCATCATTATCGTAATAACCAAAAACTGTACTCCTATCCCAGTCTTCTTTGAATATAGGATAAATTGTATCAAATTTTTTATATATTATATATTGTTTGTAAATTTGTTCACATTCTGCAAAGTGTGAACTGTCTAGTAGTTTAAAATCAATTGTTTTGTATTTTGTATTTTGTAAATCTATTCTACTTGTCATTCACCCACAACTTCGTTATAATAACCTTGGTCCCAATTCACGTAATAGTTTTGTTTACGTAAAGACTTTCGTGCAAGTTCAAGTTTATCTTTTTGCTGCAAGAAACTTACAGCGTATTTACCGTTATTAAGAACTGTATTTTGTACCTGTTCTTTTTCATTTGGATGATCTTCTAAAGCAATAAATCCTCTATTGTGTAGGAATTGGTCGTTTGCATGACCAACTGCACGTGATAGTTCTTCTGATGAAATTAAAGTAGGGTCACAACCTAATATAACAACTTCTGTATTTTTAGGCCAATGATAAGAAAAATTTTCAAGTTCTGCTATAAAATAAGAACTCATACTTATATTATAAATATCTTTTAATTCTACACACTTAATCTTGTCTTCTAGCATTGCTTGTTTAGCAAACGGACAAGGAGGAAGGTTATTAAATGTTTTAGAAGGTATGCTGAGAAAAGTTTCTATCCAGTTTTGTATATGTTGTTCAAACATAACATTACTTTGCACCTTTAGTCATTGACTTTTTGCGGATAGTGGCATAGTAAACATTTTCCCAATCTTTACCATACTGTTTTTTCATATTCTTTTTCATATCACCGTCGTCATACTTTTTCTTAAGTTTTGTTTCCTTAGACTTTTCAGCCCCGGTCATTTTACGTTCAGTGAATTCGTGAATACGCATTATTAATCACATTTACATGAGCCTGGTTCACCGCGTGGTACGCCTGCTACTTTACGACAACCTTTCCAGCATTTATCATAAATTTTACTGTTGCCGTGACGCTTACCTTCTGGCAGATTTGCTAGTTCTTTTTTCTCTTGAGCAGTAAGCATTGTCTTGCCACATTCGTTACAAGTTTGTTCTTTCATTTTTTCAGCAAGCGTTGTTTTATAATCAGCTTTTGCTGCTTCGTCCATATTGCCTTTGAATGTTTTCTTTGACTCTCCCATCATATCATAATCTAGTGTATGATATACTGAGCCCATATAGTCTGCTGCTTTTGTGATTTTGCTTTGCATCCAACCTTCGATGCCCTCTGCCTCTGAAACACCTTTTAGCATTTCGTGTAGTTTAATTGCATACTTTGCAATTTTATAAAGTTCTGCACGAGCCATTTGTACTTCGTGATCACGTTCTGCAACACCTGCCATATCAGCCAAACCTTCTGTAACTGCATTGCAATTACAGTGTTTGCATGTTGGAGGACATGTGCAGTCTTCTGCTTTTACGTCTGAACCGCAGCATTTATCTGAACAATGTGTATCTTTTGCTTCAATCATGCCTTCGCTAGTACCACCTTTAGCAAGAGCAACTAATTCTTTAAAACGATCTACAGTAAACTCACCTTGATCACGCATTGTTGTATATTCACTCATCGCATCTAGCAACTCTCTTGCGGTTGATACTTGCTGATTAGCAATTAGTGATCCCATATGATCTAATTGATTAAAATCAACATCATTCATAGGTGCGTTCTTGACGTTTTGAATACGTCTGCGAATCATTGGAAGCAGTGTCTTTGTCATTTGAGCGAACTGCATCTGTGCTTTGTTTTTTGCTGCTTTATTCATTGTAGGCATCGGTGGCTCCGTTTTCTCTTGTTGTAGTATTTATCGTTTCAGCAGTGATCCGCCAAATAATGATACACCTTTCATATCCAATGCATTATCAGTTGGCTTTTGTTTTTTAGGTTTTCTTTTAGATTTTGCAACAGTTGGATTTACCACTGTTGATACACTTGATGTTCCCATTCCTGTTGCAACTTCATTTACTATAACATCTTTTATCTTCATTGTCAAGTCCCTCCTACTAACTTTCCTCTTAAAGGATGTTTTGTTGTAGGACCTTTACCCGGCTTTGATTTCTTAGGCATTGGATCTTTGCCTTTAGCATGATCAGCATGTTTATATTCTTCATATGCCTTGCCTTTATGCTTTTCTTTCCGAGGTAGTACTTTCTTTTTATCTTTGTGAGCACCTGCTGCACCACTTTTGCGAATATCCTGCATAGTTTTACTGCTAGGATCTCTCTGTTTCACTGCTTCTAAAATATCTTGCATCTTCATTTGGCTCTCCTGAGGTCTGTAATGCCTGCGTTTTTACCGTATTGAGCATAAATGATGTTACGTGCTTCTCTGTTATTTCTTGCGCTAACTTGGACAGGTATCCATTGTGTGTATGTACGCTGGCGCACTCGGACATTTGCTATCCAAACAGAAAATTGACTCTTTTTGACTTCTCTTATTAGCATAATGTATTTATCTTAAACCTTTTAAGTTCTTCACAGTTCTTTCAAACTTGTGATCTTTGTGTTTAAAGCCGATGCCGCCTGCTTCAGACCATTTGTTAATGTTAACACCATAATCGTCGATTAGAATATTTGCAGAACCGTCTGAGTTCGTAGCATACTGTGCTTTGTCGTGTGTTAAAAATATTCTTCTAGGTGGAAAAAATGACAAATTTTTCTTGATCCATTCCTTTTTATGTGGAATACTTTTAGGATCATCAGCAAGCGGACTGCTTAATATATTATAACTGCCTTTGACACGCTTGATTAACATTAACAAAGGCTTTGCATTTTTTGTAAGAGGTAAATTTAACCAAAAATCATCTACTGTTTTAATTTTATTAATTGCATTAGCAGGATCTTCGATATCAGTCCAGTGTTTTTTGTTCATTAATTTAGCCCAATCGCCAAAAAAGTCAGCAAGTACACCGTCCATGTCTACGTAAATTTCAGTATTAGGACCTATATTTTCTAGTTCTTCTACTAGTTCATTGTTATATGCAAGCCATGCGATTTCACTTCCGTGTCCTTTTGGCCATGAATGTTCTTCCGGTAGGCTATGCCCGCCCTCCATCAGTGCAAGTTCATATGCACTATAGGTTTTTTCTGCTAGTCCTAAATTAAAAAGTACGTTAGTAGATTTACCTTTTACTTTAGTTGATAGTGTAGGTGGACGTCCGTTTTTATCTACAGTATTACCAAATTTTGCTGCTTGCTTTGGTATTTCGTCTACGTCTACATCAGGAGTAGTGTTAACTCCTTTTACAATACGTCCATCTTCTTTTAAAAATTCAAATAGTTTCATTCACAATTACACTTCGTACATACATCGTTTACACAGTCTTTACAATCGGGTTGATAGCAATGGCATTTATGCCCACAACTTTTGCAAGTTCTTCTTTCGCCCTTCATTTCTTTCTCCCTCTAAATTGCACGGGACCTGTCATATAAGGTTTTGAAAACCATAGTTTAAACCAATCTTCGTCTCCTGGCTTAAGACCCATTTCGCGTTCTTTCTTTTTTAGAGCAGCCGCAGTTTTATCTGGACTTTCTATTTTATATTCTGTATAGCCTTGGAATTCATTAATTCCTGCCAGCTTCTTTAGATCTTCTATGTTCATCCCAGTATTTGTTTCTTTCGTTTGTGCTTGTTCTGTTTTCTTCGTGTTGTTTATATTTGGCTATATAGTGTGCCCATTCTATGTCATCGATACTCATATCTTCGTGTTCTCTCCACGTTTTGCTATACCCATCTGGGTATTCTTCTGCCCAGTCTATTTTTTCTTTTTGCCCGACTTCATGTTTGCGCACCAATGATACATCCTCGCTTTTTCACCACTACTATTTTTAGCCCTCTTGCGTAGTGCTGTAACACTACCATTACAACTAGCACCTGAACGCTTTACACGCCCTGGTCTGCTTTTGCCTTTTACTTTACCATCAGCAAAGTTTTCATTCATTCCAAGTTGATCAACCATTATTTCTAACGCTGAATCTACATCATTTAAACCATTTTCTTCTTTTGTTTTCTCATACCAACTTCTTACAAAGTTTGATGCTGCGTGTCCATAAGTATCTGGCGCCATCATCATTTGATAAAGAACTTGATCAGGTGCTTCTCGTTGAGACCTAACAAATTTTCTAAGACTATCTAAGTCTGTACTTTCATTATATGCTATATTTGTTGCTGCTTTTGCTTTTGCACCGTGTGGATGTTTAGGATTTATACCCACAGGTTCGCCATTTATAAGTTGTGAAATATCTACACTCTTGCCTAGTCTATCTAGCAGTTGATGTAATTTGTCAGTGGGATCGTAATTACCGCTTTCATAACCACTTTTACCACGCACTTCGGTACGTTTACCTGTAGCAGTATCTACAATGTGTAGTATCATTAGATCGCCGTCACGTTCTAATGTTAGTTTGTAACCTTCAGTAATTTTTTTTTTGGGTTTTGTCTTTTTTGGCTTTTCGTCTGAACTATGACCAAAATACTTGTGAACTAATTTGTCTAGTTTTCTATGGAATTCATCTTCTTCATCCGGAGAAGCATCTTCAGATATGTCAATTGATTCGTCGGCCATCTTTTTAACAAGTTCGTCACCTTTTTTCGTAAAGAATTTTTGTAGGGCAACACCTCCTAAGATCAATATTACTGCCATCATAATACTAAACTTGTTTGCAACAAGGAATTTAACCATTTCAGCACCAAGTATACTTTCAACCCAGTCCCATCCTTTTTTAGCATAATATGCCGCTGTGCCGCCTATTGCTATTTTGCCGCCATGCCGTCTAATTGCCCATTTGACTACAGGAACTGCGCCTCTCCTTGCAGCCCATCCTAAAACCCAACCTGCTGCTTTTGCACCTGCCCATAATACTGCTGGTGCAATTTCATTAACTTGTTGTTCATTGACATTATCTGCCATTCTGATACTGTGTTTTATGCCAATATTGTTAAAAAGTTTACTTGCATTTTGCACACTTGTTAGTGCTCTTTTCATTCTATCTTGATATTTAGGATTGTTATCAAACTTTGAAATAAATTTCTTTGCTTCATCAGGTTTAACATATATAAGTTTGCCACTCCATGCAGCACCTTTCCTATAAAAACTTAAAAAATGTTCTTTACCGTCTGCGCGATCTGCAATCCAACTTAGTACTTTAATTTTATTAGGATCTTGGCTTTTTATACTTGTATTATCGTTACCTAAACCAAATAATTCTTTAACACTTTCTTCTGCTGGTGCTTCAGTATCTCCTAATGCTTGATTAAGTAGTTTTACAGCAACAGGAGCACCATTACCGTACATAAGTTTTGCGGCTTTTAATTTATCTTCGTCTGACATTTCAGGCCATGTTGCTCTAAGTTCACTAGCACTCTTAATTTGTATACCTGAAAAACCAAAATCTATAGTAGGACCATAGGCCATATAGCCCATTTCATCACTAGTTCTAAGATTTTTTCCTTTGTATGACCTTAAATAACCAGGCTCACCATTCTTCTTTGTTTGATCTGGCAACGGTTGTTCGCCTTTGTCTTTTAGACTTCGTACAAATACTATTGCTGCATCGTCTCCTAACATGTCTTTATAACTGTTTAAGTTAAAAGGTGACTTGACTTGTATAAAACGCTCTGCAGGAACTCCTGCCATACTAGCAAGTTTCTTTTTTACATCGAAAGGAAATGGTCTAGTTTTAGTGTCTGCTGTTGCAGCAACATATACATTTTCACTGCCAAATGTTTTTGTTGCCCAATCATATAAACTTTTGTGACCAGGATGAAAAGGATGAAATCCTCCAGGCATAATTGCAACAATTCGTCTTGCCTGTGCTTCAAATAGGTCACGGACGAACATTAGTACTCTCCGTTGCGGAAGTTTTCTATTTCGCCTCTTAGTATTTGATCGATTACCATCATCTTTTCTTCTCTTGTACACATCTCTTCGGGCATTTTTTTGATTTTAAATTTATTAACATATTCTTTTATAGCACATTCGACAGTAGGAAGTAAAGACTTTTTATCGTATCTTTTGCCTTTTTTTACAACTTCTTGTACATCACACATTTTTGGATATAACTGGCGTCTATAAAATTCAGGATCATTCTTCATATACACCACTAAATCGTCAACAACGTTAAACGGAAGTTTATCTCCCGTTTTTGTATCCATGTCTTGGCTAAGATCGTGAAACTCGTTGATTTTTACCATTTGCGGCAACTCCAGTAACGTGCTTTTGTTCTTGGTCCTGGATTATCACAGTTATGTCTAGCACGGAATGAACGTCTACGTGCTGGGTTAGACTTTTTGATCTTCATGTTTGGATCACCAAAGTTAACTTTCTTAATATTTTTAGTCTTTGGATCTCTTACATATACTTTGAACTTTTTAACATCGCCGCGCATAGGTTTGCCAAGTTTAACTTTGCGTCCTTGATATTCAGCTTCGTCCATTGATTTTCTATCACGTCTTAATTCTAAATATTTTGTTCCACTAGTTGCTACCATACCCATTGCTTTTGCATCGTTTTGTGCTTGCATTTTATTTGTTATTGGATAGCTTTTTTTAACTTCTAGTGTTCCTGGATCATAGACAATATACATATTTCTATATTTTTCAAACTCTGATCTTTCTTCTAAACCTTCATCTTCATCTTCGTTGAACCACATGACACCGTAGTTTTCAAAAAACTCGTCGCCGTCATATGTTTCTTCAATATCTGAAATTTCTTCGTTAGCAGATATTTCAATATCAAAGTCGTCATAACCTTGTTCAAACATATAATTTGCTAGGTGCTCTGCATATCCATCTGCTTCTTCTTCTGATAATTCCCTAGATAGAGGAATTTCAAAAACTGTTGCACCCTGTTCTGATTCAAAAATGTCGTTGCCTGGAAAAATTGACTCATCTAACTTTTCAGCAATATCAGTTTTTTCCATGACTACTCGGATAAAATGTTCCATGATCGATCCTTTGTAAATTTACTAATACTATTTATCTAGATCGTGTTTGTAAATTAGTTTATCGATCCTTGAAATATTACCACCTGCAAGTAGTTCAAACAATGTAAGTGCTTTGTCGTTCTTAATATAAACGTATTGCCCTTTTATCCAGTTTTTGTTTTTTATTTTTTGTAACAGTTTAGTGCCGCATTTGCATAAATTAGGATTTTTTACAATCCAATTAGCCATTTCAGGATTAACATTCTTGCCACCAAATGTAACTTTATAATCAAACTCTGTTTCTTTGTTAACAATAATTACATTTTTATTATTTTGCAAATATTCTATCATATCAGGACTCGGCTTCCAAACTTTAATGTAGTCTGCTGATAAAGTATTGGCTAATTTGTCTATCAAACTCTCGTTGTTTGAATAAATGTTTAAGAAACTTTGCTCTATTCTAACAGTATAGTCTGTTTCATGCATTAGATTGGTAATGATTCTTTCGACATCTAATATCTCATTAGTATCAATAGAAATATGTGAGTGACCAAATCTTGCGTTTACTTGAAATGTTTTACTTCCAGGAAAAATTCTTGCTTTAAATGAATTAAGTTCTCGTCTTGCGTACTGAAAGTTTTTCCCGTGCTGTATTTCAGTACGCAATATATGTGCTATATAAAGTCTTGTTTCTAATTTATATAGATATTTGTTATAATGTAGTTTTGTAGTCTCAGCTTGTTGCAATTACAGTACTCTCAACATTTAAGACGATGTCTTTGCCTTTTGCGTTGATTGATAGTTTACCACCGTCTTTCAAATCACCAAACAATAGCATTCTTGACAAAGGACGTTTAATATCTTTGTCAATAACACGCTGTAATGGTCTTGCACCCATTTTACGATCAAAGCCTTTGTCTACTAACAAATCTAATGCTTCGTCTGTAACAGAAACTTCTACGTTTTTATCCGCAACTTGATCTTTAAGTTCTTTTAAGAACTTGCCAACAATTTTTAACATCACAGGCTTACCAAGTTTAGCAAACGTAATAACGCCATCTAGCCTATTTCTAAACTCTGGTGCAAAGAATTTTTTCAATTCGCCATCTTCGTAGTCAGAACCGTCTGATTCTTCACCAAATCCGATAGCATTTTTCTCTGCTTCTCTTGCACCAAGATTTGTTGTTAGGATTAGGATACTGTTACGTGCATCTGCTTCCTTACCGTTGCTGCCAGTGATCATACCGTTGTCCATAAGTTGCAATAAAACATTACTTACATCTGGGTGTGCTTTTTCAATTTCATCTAGCAACAACACACAGTTGGGATTTTCTTGCAGTTTGATAATCAACTGTCCTGCATCGTCTTCAAATCCTACATAACCTGGAGGTGCACCGATAAACTTTGCAACACTATGCTTCTCTTGATATTCACTCATATCAAATCGTACAAGTTGTACACCTAAATGATGTGCAAGTTGTTTTGCTGTTTCTGTTTTACCTGTACCTGTCGGACCCATAAACACAAATGATCCAATCGGTTTATCTTCTGGTTTAAGTCCTGCTTGCGAAACAAGTATTTTATCAACAATACCTTCGATTGCTTCGTCTTGACCGTAAACACTACCTTTCATATTAGTTTCTAAATTAGCAAGATTTTCTGTCTCACGTTCTGCAACTTGCTCTTTTGGTATTTTAACCATTTTTGCAAGTTCAAATTGAATACTTTCTTCTGTGACAATTTTATTTTCTGTCTGATTATTGACCTTGAACCTACTACATGCAACATCAATAACATCAATTGCTTTGTCAGGTAGTTTTTTATCTGCTTGATATTTGATTGTAAGTTTTACTGCTGCTTCAATTGCTTCATCTGTAATTTCTACAGTATGAAATTCTTCATAATATTTCTTAATACCATGTAAAATATCTTTTGTAATTTCTGCACTCGGCTCGTCAACAGTTACACGCTGGAATCTTCTCATAAGCGCACGATCTGATTCGAAGTACTTGCGGTACTCTTCCCAAGTAGTTGAAGCAACAACTTTGATATTACCTTTAGACAATGCAGGTTTTAACATATTTGCTAAATCATTTGCACTATTACTTCCACCTGCGCCAGCGCCACTAATCATGTGTGCTTCGTCAATAAACATAATAGTTTTGCCTTTTTTCTGTAGTGCAGATAACACAAGTTTAAAGCGTTCTTCAAAGTCGCCGCGGTATTTTGAACCTGCAAGCATACTGCCGATATCAAGTGCATAAACATTGTATTCTTTTAAAAACTCTGGAACATCGTTGTTTACAATTTTCCATGCTAAACCTTCAGCAATAGCAGTTTTACCCACACCTGGATCGCCGACCATAAGCACATTTGATTTTGTGCGGCGTCCTAGTGCAAGTGCTAGTGATTCTATTTCGTCTTCCCGTCCGATAACAGGATCTATACGACCTTTTTTAACATCGGCATTGAGATCGTCAGTAAATGCTTTTAATGCTTTGTTAGCAATACCAGCATTTTCCATGTCTTCGTCTGCTACTATATCTAATTCAAGTTCTGCACTCATATATTGGATAAACTTATCTTTCTGAATGCCTGCTTGTTGACATGCAAAGAACGCATAACTTCTTTTTTCGCTTAATGTACTAATAAAAACATCAGTAATTTCGATTTGATTGCGTCCTTGAAATAATACTTGTGCAAAAGCTCGATTTAAAACCCGCTCAACAGTGCCTGTCTTAACAGGTTTATATTTTTTTGCTTCTGTTTTAATTTCGTTTAATTTTGTTTTGAGATAATTTTCTACATTCTTTTTCAATAGGTCTACATCTGTATCAAACCCTTTTAATGCTGTAGAAAATTGTTCTTCACACAGCATTGCAAACAGAAGATGTTCAAGAGTAACATATTCATGCTGTAATTTCTTTGCGTCTTTAACTGCCTTATCAAATACTACTTGTAATGCTTGGCTAGGTTCTACCATTTTTGTTCCTTTTTGCTTGCTTTTTTAAACCCATGTTAAGTTTTAGTCTGCTAACTCTATTAATGAATTGTATTCCTTGTAAGTGATCATATTCGTGTAAAAATATTCTACTGTCAATATCATTAAATTTTGTCTCTACATGTATAACATCTTTATAGTCATTTGTCAACGTATCAAATTCAACAACACAACTAATTGGACGTCTTACTTTAAGTGTCAACCCCGGATGGCTTAAACACCCTTCAATTCCTTCTTCTAATTCTTTACTAATACCTTTAATGTGCGGATTTATTACAACGATTGTATCGCCGTATTTTTTATTTAACAAACATTTCATAACAAATATCTGCCCATTTATTCCCACTTGATTTGCTGATAATCCTAACCCTCCTTCCTTTTGCATTAATTCAATCATTTCAAATGCAAGAGGTCTTGGATTGTCTGTAGCCAAATCAAACTTTGGAACAGGATTTTCTAGTCTTGTATCAGGCGCTACGATTAATTGCATCATTTATTAATTTTACCTTTTCTAGCATATTAGGATCTTTTATTTTTGGTGTAATACCTTTCAACTTTACATATAAATTTCCTGTACGTCCTGTATTAAGTTCTGGCAAACCTTTTCCAGATATACTTAATATAGTACCTGGGTTTGTTCCTGCAGGGATATTCAATCTAACCATGCCTCCTTCTAGAGTTGGAATGTTTTTAGTTGTACCTGCTATAAATTCCAATAAATTGACCTTTTCTTCAATATGTAAGTGTGCATTATCCCTTCTAAACCTAGGATGTTTAACAATGGCTATTTGCATAATCAAGTCACCTCTAGGTAAACTATGTGCAGAGTGATCTCCTAATCCTCTGTATCTCATTAATTGACCATCCATTACACCAGGAGCAATTCTAATACTTGCACTTGTTTCTACACCATTCAACATATTATAAGTTGCAAGAAAATCTTTACCTCGTAAAACATCTTCTAGTGTGAGACTTACCCGCAACCTAATATCTTTGTTTCTGACTGCACGATGTTGTTGTGCAAAACCTTGTCCAAACATACTGCCAAAAATATCATTAAAATTACCGAAGTTATCAGTAAACGCATTACCTTGAAAATTATTATTAGTTGCAGGATTGTCATACAACGATCTTTTTTCAGGATCTTTTAACGTATCATATGCTTCGTTAATTTGAGCGAACTTTTTGCCATCACCACCCTTGTCAGGATGGTGTTGCATTGCAAGTTTTCTATATGCTTTCTTTAATTCGTCTGACGTGGCGTCTTTGTTTACACCCAGTACGCTGTAATAGTCCATACTATTACTTATTTACTACTTTGTTATTTTTTGCTAGTTCCGGTGTATAGTCCAAACCATGCTGCGCCAGCACCTACAATTACGGAAATTAGTGCAGACTGATTCATGCTAGGATCAGGTAGTTCCATATACCATAAAACTGTTTTGTAAAGCAAAAAGATATAAACTGTTAGGAATGCTCTTGGAAAAATCCTCCATGCATCTACTGCTTTTGCTAAATGTATAAGTTTAGCATAAGGATTTGGTCCTAGATCTTTTACAGTTGTATCAACTTCCAAATCAAGTTTTACTTTCTTTGTTGCTCCTTCAGAACTTGCTGGAACTGCTACTGTAGAATCATATGTAGGCATTTCAGTCATTTGTTCTGCTTTTGCTTTAGGTGCTGCTGGTTTTAAATCTTCTGGTTTTTTACGCGGCATTCTTAAGCCCTCCTTTTAAGTAATCAAACATTTGTTCCGCTATACGTTTATGTCCTTGAGGACTAGGGTGCGGATCTTGTTTTCCTATTATATCATAACTCATCGTTGGCATGATGTCTATGTCTTTATATAATTCTCGGTATTCTGGTGGATATTGTTTTGGTACAGATCCGAACTGCATCCACCAATAAGTTTTAACATTAAAACTTTTAAATATCCTATCTAATGATAAAACATGGCTGATACTTTCGTACATTCCTTGCACTTCGGTAAATGATCTTGTTCTGGCTTCGTGTATTGTTTTATTTGATGGAGGTAACGACTTATGAAAATCGTTACCCCATACGTTTACCCTAACCCATTTTTTATCATCGTGTGTATAAGTATAATCTTTTCTTTTCCAAAAACGTCCATCTTCAAACGGTACTTTAGTTTCTACATATTCATCCTTGCCTGTGTAATATTCCATCCTGAATGCTTCTGTAGTCTGTAAAACTGCAATTGTATTATCTAAGATTACTTGAGGTGTATTGACTAACCAGTCTATACTTGTCCTTACCATCCTTTGATTACTACCACAACCTTTAGCATGTTGAATCGGAGTTCTGTCTAACAATTGTGCTAGATAGTAAGGCCAAACTAGTTTTTCTCTATCGGCTTCTTTGTATCCGTGGTCTTCGTTAATACCGCCTCCCCATGTAAAACTACATCCGTTAGTGTAAAGATATTTCAATCCATGTTTCCTATGTGTTTAATATATTCAGTCATTGAATGATCGCCAAAGTTGTCAATTTTGCCCTGTTTGAGTCCCATCCACATACCGCGCCAACGATCTTTAGTACGTTGCCAAGGTGTTAATGGACGAAACTTGCCATATGCGTTTATGTAATGTTCTGTACCGTGATGTTTGTAAGCCATAACTGCTAATGGAACTCTTGTTACAATATCGTTATTATTAACAAATCTATGATGCTCTACACATAAACTTTTACAATAACCTTTCCAACCCACACGTGGAGAACCGAATGTGTAAAGTTCTTCTACTGGATTAATGCCTTCGTACAAATGGCATCTGCTTGCCATAATAGTTGCCATTGCTGCACCTAAACTATGTCCACAGAACCATAATTTTTTCTTTTCATTTGCTTTGCGATCAATATCTTCTAGTACCATTGGCCAAAGTTCGTCAACTTCTGCTTTAAAGCCTCTGTGTACTCTTGATACTGTTTCTGCCATTACAGGCATTGCTTTTAAATCTGCCTTAATATCATTAAATTCGCTCGGCTGTGTTCCCCGGCAAGCAATAACTAAATCTTCTTTATTCATGAAGCGCCAAGCTTGTGCGCCATCTTTATTATAAAACTCTGTTGTTGTAAAGCCTAGTTTTTTGGCTTCTTTCGTTGCATCATCTAAATATGCTATACTTGCTAAACGTGCAAAAAGGAGACTGCGCTCCTTAAAATTCATTTCACTTATCATTTTTGCCCTCCAAATCTGCTAAACGTTTTTCAATGCTATCAATTTTTGCAGTTATTTTTGGATATTTTTTACGCCAAGCATCTTCCGGTTGTTCTAACCAAGTAAGGCCCCACCGTTCTACCAGATAATCTATTGCTCTATCTACTTGAGCATATCCCCATAACCCTATACGAGTTGTGCTTATGTATGCAACAAAAATTGCACCAAAAACTGACCCTGCTAGTGCTGTGTATATCCACAGCCTATCACTGGCCATCCTTTCTATCATTTCCCACATCGTTAACACCCTCTATTAACTGTGTGTATTTATACCTACGTATACCTAAAGCATGTTTAGGATTGTATAAATCATATCTAACTTCGTTTTTTTGATTTCCGCCTAGTATTACCCAATACGTTTGTCCGTTTACTGTCTGTGTTTCAGTGTAAAAACCTACATGTCCTTGCCAACCTCTATCGCCTCTAGGAAATATTACAACGTCACCACGTTGAATATTTTCAGGTTCTACTGGATCGCCCCAAGTTAAAAAACTTCGTGCCATTAGAGGAACATCACTTACGCTTTCGCTGCCAGGTATACCGTCTAGTTCAAGTACAGCATTTACAAATGCCGCACACCATTCTGTACGAACAGGATCAACACCTACAAATTCTTTGATTTGTTTCCTATCTTGACGTTCTTCTAAACCTATGAAAGGCTGTGCTGATACTACTGGATCCGGTTGAGATGCATTACATCCTGCTAAGACGCTCGTAAAACTAATCGTCCACAATAACTGCTTTATCAAGTGCCTGTTCTGCCTCTTTATAATAACCTTCATAGGCTGCTATAATTGCTTGTTGTTGTTGAACCAACGCCCGTATATCTGAGAAGTTCAATCCTAGGTTACCGTAGCCTTCGCCCGTAAGTGCATACAGAGCAAATGCTTTGCCTTCGCTGTTTAGTTTGGCAATTACTGCGTCTACATTATTTTCATTGAGGACAATCCATTCAACATTCCGCATATTGAGTTCGTCAACAGGAGGAAGTTCCAGTGTTGGTTTTTCAACTGGTGATGTGGTTATTTCAATCTGCTGTGGTTTCGTTGAGCAGGCCGCGAGACTTATAAGTATCGTAAAGCCAAGGACACTCTTTGTTAAAAGCGATGCCATTTTCAGCGTTCCTTTCTTTGTCATTCAATTCTGCCCCCGAAAGCAATTCAAAACATCTGCCAGCATTTACAGTTCCTCTATTTACAGCACGTTCAATACTTTCAGCATTTGCTATTGCTGCTGCTGTTAAATCAATTTCCTGTAATTTGTCTGCTAGTCTTTGGTTTTGTCTACGTATAGCAGTGTATGCTTCGTTTAAACTAGCAAGTTCACTAGATGCTTTTTCATAGTCTTGTTCTAGTGAACTTATAGTTTGTTCATTTAATTCAACTGCGGTGTTAAGTTTAGCATTGTTTTCTTGTAGGATAGCCATACGTTCTTGTGTATCGTTATAATACCAATAACCTATACCGCCTGCTCCTAAGAGCAACATGAACATAACAATAGCTAATTTAGCACCCATACCACCTACCCTAGTAATTTTCCCAATGTTTTGGGTCCTACTATGCCATCAGCAACAAGTCCATTTGCACTTTGCCATTTTTTTATAATGCGCTCTGTACCAGGACCAAAAATACCGTCTGCTGGAGAAATATCAAGTTTTTCTTGTACTTCTGCAACTAGTGGTCCTCTGCTGCCTTTACGTATAGTTTGATTTAGATTTAATTCTTTTTCTTCAGGCTCTTCAAAATCACCACCTAACACATCCATTGCATGTAGATAATGTTTTTTACGATCGTCTAAACCAATTGTACCACCGTTGATACGTTTTGTAGCGCCTACTACATCCATATCGTCACAATATTTGTTAATGTTGTTTGTATCCCAAAACCAGCAAGCACTATCTAATGCACCTTTTTTAGTGCGTACATAGTCGACTGCTTCTTCTGGTGACATGTCTACTTCTTTACCAAATTTTGTGTAGTTGTAACGTCCAGTAAGCTGAAGTATGCCGCCTCCGCGAAAACGCCAGCCATCACCGCTTTCTGGACTTCCGTTATCCATACGATTTGCATAAATGACGTTAGCAATCTTTTCAGGCTGTCTATGATAATCATTTGCATCTCTTCCTGCTCTTTTAAAATACTTTGGGAAAATTGTGTTTAATGCTTTTGCACTATAATTTAAGTTTTCGCTTAACACTCTAAAGCCGCCACTTTCGTGTCCACATTGAGCAACAAACATTGCTACACGTTCAATAGTGTCTACTTCCCATAAAGGAAGAATTTCACACATTGCTTCGTACCATTCTTCCCAGTCATCTCGGTGGATCAGTTCTTCTGCCATCCACGGTTCAAAATCAAATTTAAAATTTTCAGCGCCCATTACTTTTCCTTATTTGGCTGGCAATCATTGCAGCGACAACAATCACAGACTTTTATAGCGTAAATTCTATTATCGTAATCTTTTTCATCACGATAGAGGGGAGTGTTACAATGTGCAGTATGTCCACAATTTTGACAATAGGTCATTATAATCTTTCTACTACTAGTGTATGTCCCTCGTTTTCAAAAGTTAAAGTTTTAGATCCATATTTCATAATATTATAATCACCGATATATTTTGTTAAAAACAAAATTTCTGCATAATCATTCATATTTACTTTTTCGTTAATACTTTCTTGTATTTGCTGACTTGGACCAAAGTCTTTGATAGCAAAACCTATTGGATCTGCATATGCTTTTTTGAGAATTAGATCTTCGTATTCATCTAAGTCACATTCTTCTAAATAACTTTTGTTAAAAAAGTTTTTAAAATTATTCATATTTGCTTCATTAACAGTTGCTTCGTATGCTTCATTATCTGCTGGAATAGTTGCTGCCAAACTTTCTAGTGTTGCAGGCTCGCTTTGAAATCCTTTGTAGTATCTATATCTAAAATTTGTTCCTGTAAGTTTGCCTACACCATCTAGCATCTCAACAATCTGTTCAGGTACATCTGAGTTTCTTTCCATCTCTACATATACTCTGTACATTCCGTCGCTTTGCTCGCCTGCTGTAACATCTGCATCTAATACAAAGCCGTAACCTTTTTCAATAAAATTAACTAAGTCTTCACCGATTGCTTTTTCATTTACTGAAAAACTTACTACAACGATCTCCGAATCACTGCCCATTTTACTTTTGTAAGCATCTACTTCAAATACTGGATAAATCATATCTTTTAAATCATTTGCTTCTAATGTCATACTTCTGTATCCAATGTCTCATCTGGCGCAGGTGCTGCGGCTTGTTGTACTTGTGCTTGTTGTTGCTGTAATTGTTCATCTGGTTGTGCTTCTGGTTCTAAATTTTCAGCACTTGCAGCATAAAAATCCATTAACATTTTTTTAGGTACTGCAATCTCTACAACCCAAATAGGGTTTCTATCTAATTTACCAAATTTTGTGCCAGGACGTAAATCTTCTTTCTTTGTAACTTTGCGTGGTTTTAGCAAAGACATTTTTTGATAGTTAACTTTGCAATCATAATCAAGAAGTCTCTTTGCACCCATTGGATCTGGCATTGTTTCTCTTGGCCACATAAACTTTGCAGTCACCCAATGCCTGTCAATATTAGGTCCTTCAGCAAGTTCACCGTCGCTCCAATTTTTGTAAACATATAGATCTAGTTCGTCTATAATACGCTCAAAGTCTTTTAGCACATTGAATGCTGTGTTACTTTCGTACATGTTTTCAATGTTCTTAATTACATCAATTTCATCTAGGATATTGGCCATTAAAAAAATCCTTTTTTGTTAATAGTATTTAGTCGATTTCGATTGTCAAAAGGTTAAATACTGTTGCAGGGAATGCTTCCTGCGTTGGAACATTCCCATTATCCATACAAGGAGGACTACATGGGTGCTAAAAGGGCCAAACGGCACAACATTTCAAACGGCAATAATATTGTAAAACTTAATTCATTCCTTCCAAAAAAACAAAAAACAGTAAATATTCTACCTAGAAATTACAATCAAGAAAATTACGTTATCAAACTACTTGACTCTGATAAGAGTATTGTATTTGGTATTGGACCTGCAGGTACAGGTAAAACTCTACTTGCTTGTCAAGTAGCAGTTAAGAAATTTCTTGAAGGAGAAGTAGAAAAAATTATTGTTACTCGTCCAGCAGTAAGTGCAGATGAAGATATTGGATTCTTACCAGGTACACTAGAACAAAAAATGGCACCTTGGACAAGACCTATTTTTGATGTATTTAGAGACTATTTTTATGCTAACGAGATCGAAGGCATGATTGCAGAAGGTGTGATTGAAATTTCTCCATTAGCATATATGCGTGGTAGAACTTTCAAGGACAGTTTCATCATTGCTGATGAAATGCAAAACGCAACCCCAAACCAGATGAAAATGCTACTAACAAGAATTGGTACTGGTAGCAAAATGGTGGTAACTGGAGATCTTAATCAAGCAGATAGGTTAAAAGAAAATGGATTAATTGAATTTACTAAATTACTATCCAAGCATAACAGTCATAGGATAGACATTGTAAATTTTGTCAGCAAGGACATCGAACGGCATCAAGCGGTAAAAGAAGTTTTACAAGTATACGGCGAAGTCTAAACATTCAGTAAGGGCTATTGAGCCCTTACACTTTTAAATACAGGTGCTCCTAAGGGGTGCTGGTACTTATTTTCGTCTTGTTTTAACAAGTACATTAGATACTCATTTTCAGTATAAATGAGTTTCCAACTTTTCTCTTTGATTGGCGGTCGACCCATTGCGTCATAATAAATTTCACCAACGTGATACTTTTTAAACCATATACGTTTTTTACTCCAACTACTGCGTACAGGCCACCATGCGTAGTATTCATTCCACTCTATGTCTACTTCAATTGTTGCTGGCATTATATTATTTCACCCGCCCTTTGTCCTTTCGGCCCAATTATTTCATTTTGATGCCAATGTAAATTTTGATTTATTTTTCCTGGATCTATATCCATATACTTTTTTACCAGTCCTATGGTTTTATCATGCACGCCTTTTACATATTCTTTTGTGGTTTCTTTCATTTGGTAGTCAAAAGTTTCTGTTAAAAATTTATAATGCTCACCAGGCAAAGGGTGAGTATCCCAAAATAAATCATGAATATGTTTTTTATTCCAATTCACTTTCCAAGTAAGATTATCTCTCCACAATGTATCGTAAAAACTTTTTCTCATCTCTTGTAATGCTGGTTTATAAAATCTAAGAAATTTATTATCGACTTTAAGTCTTTGGTCCATTCCAAGATGTGCTGTTTCATGCTGTTGATCAAACCATCTAGACAAATCTAACATTTGCAAAAAATGTACATTTGTTTTTAACTTTAACATTTCATGAACAGGTTGAATATATGCCATGTCACGTAGTAATAAATCTGTTTGATCAATTTTCTTCAAATATTTGCGACTGTAATTTTCGTTGTTAAAAATATTACCATTTAAATGCCACCTATCTTCTGTTGAATCATATCTATCTATTCTTGCAACATTAGTCCAACACACTATTACTAAATCATTTTTTGTAAATTTATGTTTTACATCGGCCATACCAACTCTAGTGGCAATAAATCTATTGCCAGCTCCGGATGCAGCATAATTATAAAAAGGAACTTGTAGGTCTAGGGCAAGAATATTTGCCCAAGTCATCCAGCAGTATTCTGTGAAACTACAACCAAATACAAAAAGTCTTTCTGGTTTATTTTTGTATAACTTAATTCTCTTCGCCATATGTTACTGCTAGTGGAAAAATTTCTGCTATAACTTTTGCACATTCATGTGCAATATCCATGTGTTCTTTTTGTGTACCATTTGCACCACGTAATTCAATGTAGTGTACCCAACTACGTAAAGTACCGTTCATATATAAACGTGTTTTGGTAAGTCCTTCTGGCAACACTTTGCGAGCAACTTCTTTAGCAATACCTTGTTTAATTGCCCAGTCATATGCTTTACCTGCTGTAAAACAAACATCTTGCTGTAGTTCTTCCCATTTTGTAACAAGTTCAGCAGCACCTTCTTGCCCTAGATCGATTTCAATAGAGTTTTGCCTATTTTTATGATCCTGTAAACGGGCTTCACTTGTAATAAAAATCTCGCCCATTTCACCCGGCTCGGCATAACGTTGTGAGAACTCTTGGAATGCAAAACTACGATGACGCACAATTTGATGTGCAATATCACGTGTAGTATCAATCTCCATACACACGTTTACCATTTCGAGCGGGCTCCAGTGTGCATGTTTAATAAGATATTTTACAAGTTTTTCACTTGTTTCTGAATTCATTTGATTAGCAGGATTTGAAACCCTTGCACAAAATGCTACAAGATCTAATAAATCATTGTCAGCAATGCCTTCGTTTACAAATTCTTCTGTTGGTTTAGTGTAACTTACTAAGCGAACGGCCATCCCGTTATTTCTCCTTTTAAATTAGAAAGTCTTTGACTCAAGAAACTTATTGTTGTGTTAATGTGTCCTGTGTCATGGGGTTGTAGTAATGTTTTGTAATATTCTATTTCTTCTTCTAGTACGTTTATACGTACAATATCATTTATCAGTTTTTTATTTTTAGTCACCACGGCCGGGCTCCTCTGAAAAATATTGCATTTTATTTTCTACGCCTTCCCATTCCTTTGCATCTGATGGAACATCTTCTGGACGCATTTCTGTAATATTTGGCCACACTTCACTCCATTTTCTATTGAAGTCTACCCACTGTTCTGTGCCCTCTACTGTGTCTGGTAAAATTGCATCAGCAGGACACTCTGGTTCGCATACACCACAGTCAATGCATTCATCAGGGTGAATAACCAACATGTTCTCACCTTCATAAAAACAATCCACAGGACACACTTCTACACAATCCATGTGTTTACACCTAATACAGGCGTCATTTACAATATAAGTCATAATGATCCTAATCTGATTAATGTTGCTGCAAGGTTAATTTCTGGATCAACAACTAGCGTATGATCTACTAAACCTTGCTTAATAATTAGCACTGCTTTGTCTTGTTGTTCCTCATCTCCGAACAATTCTATATTGTCATAAAGCCAACGATAGATTTCTTCCATTTCTTCTGCTCGCACAGTACCACATAATAATTTACGTGCATCTTGAATCTTACCTGCTTTGAACAGTTCTACCATATCCAGTTTCCAGTCTGCTTCACCTGAGTCACCTTCTGTTGGTGAAACAAGTTTACCGTCTACACTATTCATTTGCACCATGTTGATACATTTGCGCAAGTCTGGATATGTTGCTTTTACATATGTATCAAGTGTATCCAAGTCTGGAGTTACGCCTTCAGTAATTAGAATTTGGGCAACTCTTGCTGTAAACTCAGTTTGATCAATTTTTGCAATATGAAAACCTTGACATCTACTATGTATTGCTGGAATGATCCTATTTGGATAATTACAAGTAAGAATAAAACGTGCAGTTGTATGATATTCTTCCATAACGCCACGTAATGCTGCTTGTGCGTTTGGCGACAAGTAATCAGCCTCATCTAGTAACACAACCTTGAAGTCACCAAATGGAATCATTTGCACAAACGCAACAATCTTGTCTCGCACATCATCTACTGAGTTTGTGCGACTTGCGTTGATTTCTAATATGTCTAATGGATTTACATCAAGTTCATTAAAAAGTAATTTAGCAAGAGTAGTTTTACCAATGCCAGCATTGCCACTAAAAAGCAAATGCGGAATAGTTTTATCTTTGATCCATGTTTTAACTTGGTTTCTTTGTGCGTCATCTCTAAATACATAACCGTCCACTGTGTTTGGACGATACTTCTCTACCCATAGTTCTTTCATTCTTCTTCCTGTTCCCAATAGCGACTATACTTACTTGCTACATCTAACATACTATCTGGATATCCATTTTCTGTCAAGTATTTTCTAAATTCCATATCATTGCCTATACACTTTTTCGGAATAGGTTTAGGAAAGCCGTAGCGCCAACCGCTAGGTGGATCAAACATTATAACTTTCATTTTGTTAACCATCCTGCGTCTTCCAATCCAGGTATCAACCATTCTTTTACAAGATGTTCGTAACATTCATCAGACAAATGGTCGCCATCACTTAAAGCTTTATTACCATATTCTCTTATGTAATATTCTTGTGCTCCTTGTGGAATATCTAAATAATGTGCAGATTCCATTCCTCCTAAACTTTCTTTAAGAGATGTATCTTTCAGCCTTCTGTACTCCCAAAGCAAAACATTAATATCTAACTGCTCTGCTAGTTCTAATGTCCAATATATTTTTTCTAGTGTCCAAAAGTTCCAACTATGCATGTCTTCCATAACTTTGAATTTAACATAAGGCATTAGCCAATCTTTTTTAATACCAGGTATAGTTATATCCCAAACAGGATCTGTTTCTGATGGATCTCTATAACATGCAATGCTTTTTGTAATTTTCCTTAGTTCATGAGGATCGGTTGCAATCTTGTATAGATCTTCTGTATCTAAACAATCATATTTCAACAAGTCATCATAAACGTCTTCATTATCTGGCATTCTTGATATAATTTGACTACGGTCACTACACATTTCAAGCACAACTGTATCAATACCAAGTTTGGCTGCTCGTATAATCGATTTGTGATATTCTTCGCTGCCTCTTCCTGGTATAGCAAAGTTATGCACTTCTACATCTGCATGTTTTTCAAACCATTTATCGATAGGCTGACAATGCTCTCCAACATTGTCTAGTAACGGATTTGTAATTTTATGACTTCCGCTACTATAACTGCTACCAATGATTCCTAATCTTAACATAGTCCAAGTTCCTTGTATGCCATTTGCACACCTTTTGCTTGAAAATATGCATCTGCAAGTGCATTGTGTAAATCACTTTGCATTGCTTTGCGTGGATCTACTTTACAACAAGCAAACAATGTTCTGCTGTCACGCACTTGCCAAAATTGCCATGGAATAGGCTTGCCACGCTGTCGTAACATATCTTCAATAATAGTAATGTCAAAGCCATAACCATGACCCCAAAGCACATCAACACCTACCATCCATTTGGGCAAACTGTCTAAGAATACGTCAACATGTTCACGCCCTTCTGCACCGAACGCTTCTTCTTGTACTTTAGGATCTTGTTGTCCCCACCATGCGATTGTATCATCGCTTACTGCACGATCTTGCGTATCTAAATCTAGTTTATAGTAAAACTCTCCATAAGGTTCGCTATTGCTTTTTGGATCGAACTTTACACCCCCGACTGTAAGGACTGCTGCTTGAGGTGTAGTGTGCAGTGTTTCTAAGTCGATCATTGCATGGATCATTTTATTCCTCGCTGTTAGTAATAAGATTATAAATTTGCTGCCAGTTTTCAACCACAGTCACATCTGCTTCGACAAAGTCTAGATTATAGTCGTGTTGTATCAAAATAGGCTTGTGGCCTGCATAAAGTCCTGCCATTGCATTTTCAGGCTTATCTTCAATCCACCAATGACTATGTTCATAGGCTTTTAAATACTCATCTTTGTCTGCACCAGTTGCTATACATTGCACTCTACGCATTGCGCCTCTGCCAAACCAATGTTCTAAGTTCATTTCTCGTAATCGTGCAGCATAAGGATCATCTGACAAACTAGTGATACATTCAAAATGCCAACCTTCTGATACTAGTTTATGTACCCAATCTACAGCATCACGCAAAGGATTTAAATATCCAATCCATGCACTGTTATTAAAAATTCCTACTAGATGATCAGCAGTGTGTTGTTCAATACCATATTTGATTGACATTTTATATTGGGCTGGTGCTGCAATTTCATATCCTCGTGCAGACATCCAACGTTCAAATGCTTCTTCCCAATTAAGAAAAACACCATCAACATCTGCTAGGATCTTGCGATCCTTGTTATAATTCATAGTTGAACCTCGTTGTTAATTATGCTTAAACATAACACAAAACGTACACGATGTCAAGTAAATTATTCTCTATTACCTAATAGTGCTAATAAGAATTGGAACAAGTTCACAAAGTCAAGATATAAACTCAATGCCATTTGGACACCATATTTGTCTGCAACTTCCATATTAGGAGCAGAAAGAAATAAATTTTTTGCTGTTTGCGTATCCCATGCTGTCATACCGACAAAAATTAGTACACCGATAATACTAATTGCAAATGCAAATGCTGAACTTGCTAGAAAGATGTTTACAATACTAGCAATAATAATGCCAATTAATCCTACAATAAGAAAACTACCCATTGCGGTTAGATCACGTTTAGTTGTATATCCATATAAACTTGCTGCTGCAAATGTTGCACTTGTAATAAAAAATACCTGTGCAATACTTGTCATTGTATATACAACAAATATTGTACTCATACTAATTCCCATTACTGCTGTAAATGCGTAATAGAATCTTGTGATGCCTTGTAGTGTCCAATTGCCGCCTGCAAAACTATAATATAAAATCATACCTAGCGGCGCAAACATAACCACAAGACCTAATAATCCAGTTGGAATAAATCCTGTTGTGTAACATAGATATGCAACAAATCCACTTACTGCTAATCCTAGAGCAGTGTGATTGTACATATTAATCATAAATTTACGCAAGCCTTCATCATAAGCTCGACTTGCAACATTAGCAGTTCTTGCTACCATATTAGTCTCCTATAAACTGTGCAAGTTCTGGAGCCTTCCAACCTTCTGGCTTCAGTACCTTGCCATCTTCACGTTTACGAACTTTGCCAGTGTCTGGATCGATCTTAGCAAAGTTTGTATCCATTACTTCTTTCCAAGCACCTTCTCCGTCCCAACCTGCGGCACGGATAGCACCCATAGTAACAACTAGAATATCAACTAGTGCGTCAAGTTGTTCTACCTTATCGTTGTCTATAATGGCTTCTTCCAGTTCGTCTGTTTCTTCTCGAATTAGATCAAGATACATTTTGTAGTTTGCTTCATTAGGCTCTTGATCACACGCTGAGCCAAAGCGTTCAATATCTGCGAATGGGTTTGTCATTATGCCCCCACAAAATTTGATGGGTCTATAGTTGTTGATTCGCCATTCGCATATTCGTCACCAATGTAAACATCATTTGGCTTTTCATTACTATACCCTATAATACATTCTTGATCAATCATTCTTAGTTCTATTGCGCCATTGCCATCATCAACATTAAATGCTCTTGTCCAACGACCATGTTCAATTAAAATCCAGTCACCTACTTGGTAATCATCTTTGTTGTCTGGACCTTTTGCATGTACTTTACCCCAGCGAGGATAAATGCCTCTAGTATTTCCATCATCATTAGTAATAATTAATCCACTTTTTGTTTTTTGTTCACCAAAATACATATCAGTGACAAGAACTCTATCTTTAATAGGAGTTAAAGTTCCTTTAAAAACTTTTCCAAAATTTACAGCCATTATTCACCTTTTCTAATAAAATTGCCGTCTTCGTCTTCAATCCATTCGTCTAATGTTTGTGTTTTTGATTTTTTTGTTTCAACAGGCTTTTCAGGCACTGGTTCATTATCAAACTCATCAAACATTTCTTCTTCTAACTCAGTGATAGGTTTTGGTCTAACAACGGTTTCTTCTACAACACCTTTTGTGTTATAATATTCTTTAAGAACTTGTTCACGCTTGCGAACAATTTTACCACCTGGTCCTAGTTCATCTCCTCGTGCATTAACTCTTGCATTGCCTACAGCAGGAGTTAATTCATTTCTACTGATCAGAAGATCAAGATCGATATTTTTACCTTGGGCTGTTTTATAAATTTTACGCCCTGATTGTTGTCTTGCCATATTATTGATCTCCTTAATATGTACTACTTATCTCAAGAACTCTCTCCAATCCAGGCCATACTGGATTGAATCTATACGATGCACACCTATCAAATACAGCACATAACTTGCTACACTTGATCCACGTCCTACACCCCATACAATGTCATTCTCACGCATAAAGTCTACAAGATAAATCATATAGCGTAGTAGATCGTGCATACCACGTTTTTTAAATTCGTCTAGTTCTTCCCAAATACGATCTTGTACGTGTTGCGGGCAAGGTGTTTCTGCTTTACCTAGAACATATTCATATACGCTAATCGCTTTATATTCTTCAGGCATAAACCATTCGCTTTGACATACTCCGTCAAAAGTCTTTTGATCTACATCTAATGGAATATACTTTTGCAATGGATCCATACCTTGTTCTTCCATTGCAGTATTAAACTTGTCTATTTCGTCTGTAGGTGTACATAATACCACATGCACTTTATCCGCATGACCTGAATAGATCATATCGATTAAATCGCGATTTGTAAATCGAGGTATACCTAGGTCGTCTGTTCTCATAAGCATAAATGTATTTTACGATACATTGATAAGATTGTCAAGATCTGAATTAGTGTCTTCTTGTTCTTTTTTCTGTTGCTTACGTCTTTCTTCTATTTCTACTTTGTAAGAATCAATAAGCAAAATCATTTGGTGACGTACATTTTCATCCTGCGTCATGAAATACATAGAATTAAGTTTTAGAACTTTTTGTTCTAATTCATTCATTGTAAATTCTGATAAATCGCCTAGATTAGGATGTATCAACTGTAAGTACCTACATGTGTTAGATAATATGTAACACCATCTGTTGTAAAAACATCTACAATCATTGTTTGTGTATTAGTAACTTCTAGTGCTGTAGATGTCCATGCAGCATTTCCGTCTGTCTTTAGTGTTTGACCTAATCCTGCATTAAATGTAAATGTTGTGTTAGAAGTATTTGCTGTACTTATTACTACTCTTGCACTGCCTGCGTTTGTAGTAGGGAAATTTGTTAAAGTTATACCAATCGCACCTGCACTTGCATTACCTGAAACATTATATACTGCACCGTCACTCCAGTCAACTGCTGCTGATTCACCACCGTTCATATTTACGTTAGTGTTATTGTTATCAAGTGTATTTGCTACAAGATTTGCATTTGAAATTTTGTTTTCACCAAAGTCATTATCTACATTTAATTTTGCAGTTCCAGTTTTCAATGAATTTAATTCAGTATTAGCAACTGATAATCCTGTTTTAACCACACTAAAGTTATCACGAAAGCCTTGGCTATCGTTATCTTGTCCTGCGACTGGAAAGTCTGCATCAATTGTTGTATAAACTATTACTTCATCTGCCATTGTTATTTCCTTTACATACTATTTATGCAATGTTGTGTTTGTAATCTCCGAATAAGATAAATGTTTCTTGACTTGACCCTGTTACAGCATCGGCAATATATCTATCTATGTCATATTCAATTTGATCAAAATCAAATTCTGTTGTCTTTATATGGTTTTCTACGTTTTGTAGTATTCTAGTAGACTCACCCGGAAGTGTATATGCCAAAGGCACACAAAGCACATATCCTAGTTCTGCTAGGCTTGTTCCTTGTGCTGTACGCATCCATAACGGTAAAAAGTCTAGGGATGTTGAACCTAGTTCAGAAATTTTATCTCTCATATTATCAATATTAGAAATATAAAATCTACTGTGCCCACTTTGACTGATTTGTATTGCGTCTGTATCAGCAGTTACAGTTTGTCCATTTGGCCTAAATCTAAATGGTTCGTCTAATCTTCCAGTGCTATCCTGTGCCGATTCTAATTTAATACTGTCTACAGTAATTTTACTGCCGTTGTTTATTGTGTTAAACACTTGTCTTGTTTTGCCTGCGGCAGGTAATGCTTTATCAACAAGTTCTACGTATACTACTTCATATACTATATCGTTAGTCCCTGGAACTTTGGCTACTGCATTTTTAACATTTCCGAAGTAATATTTTCTTCTAGTATGATTTTTTGCAACAGCAATATAAAAATCATCTATTGATTGAGTTTGAATACCTGCGTATGCTAGAGATCTAAGTTGGCGAGGTACACCAAAGTTTGTATCACTTTGTCTGTAAAGTTTAGTTGGTTCAAATACTTTTGTATTACCTATAAATTCATTCCAAATAGATCTTTGTGTAGATTTCAAGAAAGGTTGGAAATATAAGTTACTGTAGAATAATTGATCTACATCATCTATACTAAGTGTAAATGTTCTAGATGTTGCACTAAAGCCAAATCTATCTCTTGCTAGTATTTCGAATGTATAATTTCTATCGTTTGTAGTTGTACCACCGTCGAAAGTTGTTGTTCCGCTGTCAAAGAATGTCAATCCCTTGCGCTCAGGTGTTCCAAAAATTGGTACTTCACCAATTATATTACCGTCATTCTTTAATGCTAGTCCGGGAGGTAATGATCCGCTGATTAGATTGTATTTTAACAGTGCATCTGGAATGGATGTTTCTGCTTCTACTTTAAGTGTACTAATTCTATTTGCTTTTAGTGTACCTAGGTCTGCCGGTGTTTTCCAAGTAATTGTACTTTCAACATCTCCTAGTATACTAACTGTAAAAGTTTTTGCCTTTTCTAATGTTTCGTTGTCGGCACTGTTGAATGTCTTACTAAAACTATCTTTGACAACGGCTGCAAATGTTATGTGTCTACCTTCTGATAGTGTATTTTTTAAATTGCTGTCTAGTTGTACTCTTTGATATTGTGCGATTTGTGTAGCAGTAACAGTATCGCTATCTGTGGTATGAAACAAACTTTCTATAAAGTTTTTGTTTCTTGATTCAGCAGTACTAGGAATAATTAACTTTACTTTAGTAATACCGTATCCACTTACTTCTGTTTGTATTGTAGCAGGTGCATTTGTTCTACTAAAATATGCCTCTAGTCCTTGTTCAATATCACTACTTCCGTCTATAGTGCCTGTAACATCTGTAACTAATTGCATAGCAGAAGTGCTATCGCTTGTGTCTACATCCCATTCTATATAGTCTACAACATCATTTATTACATGACTTGCATCTGTAAAGTTAATTGTTTTGTTTTTATAGAATGCTGTATCATTTGAAGAAAGTTGATTAATCCATAGATAGTTTTTTCCACCTGTTGACGTACTTCTTAACACAATTGGATTAACAGTTCTTAATGATAATAATGCACTTTCAAATGTAATTTCGTCATAGTCTTTATTTGTTCCATCAACACTTTCTATTTTATATGAGCGTCCATTAAGTTGTATAGTTTGACCTACTAGACTGTTTAGGTCTTCTATACCATCAGCAGTACCTGTCGGAAGTTTACCTACTCTTAGTGTTCTACCTCCAATTAATGTATCTTGAGAAACAGTTGCAAAAACTGTAACTACATCAATGTCTGTGGTAAAACGTATAGCATTAACAGTAAATTTATATTCTTTTGTAACAGCAGGTTGATATGGTACAACACCTGCAATTTCACCTGTAGTTTCATCTAGTGCCATGCCTGGCGGTAACTCGCTATCACTACCGTCGTCGTTTACACCTTCTAGTGCATATCTTACAAAACCTTCTACGAAATTTTGCTCTAGGATTTCTAGATAAAATGTTTGATAGTTTTGTGCTCTACGTCTACCTAAGTCTGCTGGTGTTAACCAAACAGGAATTCTTCTAAATGTTGCATCTGCGGTAAACACACCATCTGCTGCTTGCATTAGTGTGTTGTCTGCTCTAACATAATCATCACCTACAACATAAATTATAAATCTACGTCTTACACTAGTAACATTATCTGCTACTGTAACAAAAAATTCGTAATAACGATTAAGTTTTCTAGGAGTTCTTACAGGACTACTGTAATCATATGTTGTGATATCGTAAAAATAACTATCCCAACCGTTGTCTGCTCTTACATTAAAATCAAATGGATACTTAGAAAAGTTTGTAGTGTCATATCCGTCATCTACAACGTTGACATCTAATGCTAGTAAAGGATCAACTACTCCTTGCAATTTACCACCTGTTGTAAGTTTAATCCCCGGAGGCAGTTCTCCGTCTCCGTCAGCAATATAATATTCTAATATTTCACCTGCTGGTAAGTCTGTATCAGTTGCTTCTAGTTGATAATCAATAATGCTGCTATCTAGTATAAACAATACATTGTTTGGACCTACACCTAGTCTACCTTCGGGTGTAACCCAATTAGGATTATCAGGTCCTATAACTGTTAAAGAAAATGTTCTATCTCTTTTGCCAAAACTGTTTGTTGCTCTAATAACAAATCTACTTTGTGTGTCTCTTGCTACTTCAAATGGTGTTCCAACAATATTATTACCTTCTAGTCGCAAGCCACCTGGAAGACTTCCGCTAATAACTTCTGTTGTCAAATCTGTAGATGTGGTTATCGGAAGAGAAATTAAAACAGTTTCTCTTTCATTTATTGTACCTAAGTTATAATTTGTTTCTACATTCCATACCGGCAGTAAAGACATTCATTCTTCCTATATATTCCCAAGATCCATTGTAGCATCTAAAGGATTTAAGAAAGTTCCAAGATCAATTGGAGAACTATACATTACCCAATCAAGTTGGCTAGTAAGGACTTGCTGAATGCCGCCCATATCAAATCCCTCAATGTATCTACCTAGTGCATCGTAATATTCTACAGTATCAACACCTGTGATGTTTGTTGGTACAAGATTAGTTGTAGTTACACGATTCCCTAAAATACTATTAGCACTAAAATTATTTACCGCGGTTATATCGTTGCTACGAGCATCTAAACTTGCTTCTAATGCCGGTGTAGGATCTCTTGATAACCCGGCATTAAATGTAATTGTTTTTGTGTTTTCATCACCTGTGATTTCCACACCTTGACCGTCAAAAAAGTTGAGGTTAATATCTGTACCACCAATAACTGTTCCTTGAGGTGTTGTAATAGTAAAGTTAGCTGATGCAACAGTGTTTGTAATAACAACAGTATTGTCCAAAGTTGTTAAACTAATGCCTGTGCCTCCTGCTAGTGTTCTAAAATATAAAACATTATCAGCAGTTTCTTTATATACGCTGCCTGAGGCAGCACCTACGTTAGCACCACTTTGTTCTGCTATGCTTTCTAGTGTTTGGAAGTTTTGATTTACTTTGATAAATGCTTCACGTAGATCGTCACCCTGTCCATCGTTTGCTGCGTTACCAATGTTAATTTGTGCTAGTGCCATTTCCTAAATCCTGTCCTTTTTAATATTTATCTTATCCGCGTCTGCGTGTCCTTACACGAGGATACATCAATCCTGTTGTAGGACGAGTGTTTACGTCTTTGTTGTATGTGTTGAACGCCATATTACCTGATGTTTGCCTGTGATTTTTCCACAGCACAATCCTGTCAATGTCAGAACCATCAAGACTGACTTTGGTGTCGGTATTCACCAATACAGCATTTTGTTTTGGTGCTGAACTCTTGTAAGGATGATCTGAAGGTAGACTGCCTGTTTGAGCCCACTTGTGAGCAAGGTATCCTTCTATGCGTTCTACGTGGCTGACATCTGTGCCACCTGTGCCTGGCAATCCAGCAAACGTCAAAAACTCTGCCATTTGACCTTGCATTCGTTCGCTGGCTCTGTTGCGGAAGAATCGCAAATCCATATTGGTGTTTAGTGCGTTATCATAGTCATTTACAGGTGTAAATGCATTATCACCATTTACTCTAACAGCAATCTGGTTGCCTGTTTTGTTGAATATGGCACACACTATGACCCAAGTGTCCTGTGCTATGCCTGAGTCGAAGTCCTGCTTGTTTCCTATGGTAGATGAGATCCTGTTGCTAACCAAGCCGTCTAGATCTAACTCACCATCAAATGCACTGGCATTACCGGAACTCACAGCGTAGTCTCTTTTGCTTGATGCTGATACCGTGTTGTTCTCTGTGCTCCAGAACGAGTCCTGTGTGTCGTTGATCTGACTCCATTGCATTAGTCCAATAGCCCAGTGATTGCCGTCAGCATCTACCTGTGCAAACTCGTCAGTGGTTAAATCTTCTCCTGACGTAAATGTCCAAACAGTTTTGCTGTCCAGTGTGTTTGATATATTAGGTGTGCCGGTCACTGTG